TCAGTGATGCCTGGTAGTTCTTTGATCCTGTGCTCAACTATGCCACCAATCTTGCAGTCGCGGCGGGCAAGGTCCAGCTCTTGCTCGTAGTGAGCAATGAAATCAGGAATCTTTCCCAGGTCAGCAACAACACGATTGTACCACATTAGTTTTCCCAGCGTTCATCTTCGTCAATGTCTGACTCTTCTTCGTAGTCGTCTTCGGGGACTTCTTCTACGTCACGGTTGACATACGCGGCCAATGCACGTTTAATTTCAGCATCGCCTTTGAAAACGTTACGAATTTGATCTGCGTCATAGTCGTTGTCGATCAGGACAGCAACCACAGTTTCAGCTGCTTCGTCACGGTCCACCACGTTTACATAACGACGAAGTTCGCCCCAAATTTCTGCTGCTACATCTGTACTCATTCTGCTGTCTCCTCATCTGTAGTAGTTACCTCACCCTTTTGATTGCCAAAATCTTTCATAACCACATCCAAGCAACCGTCGTCGTTGCGTTCCCATCCTTTGCGGAACTTCTTGATGATTTCGCCATCGCTGGTGGTAAACACCAGGCTGTTGCCTTCTTTCTTGAGCAGGCCTTTTTTCTCAATCAAGTCAGTTAGACCTGAATGTGGGCTCATGCCACTTGAGTAAGGAATTTTGACCTGCATGCCTTCAAAAGGTTTGGCATAGCGTGTTTTCATCACTTTGCAACCTGCACGGATGCCCATGACATCGGTAATTTTGTTGCCATCTTCATCTTCTTTGAGTTTCATTTTCTTCATGGCAACCACAATACTGCTTGCGTAGATAAACCCTTGACCACCGGAGATCTTGTCATCGGGATCAAACATGTCTTGGCTGGCGTAAGTGTGATTGGTACAAACCAGGCCCACATTGTAACTACCAAACATGTTGACAGAGTTACGAACAAGACTTGTCAGTGCCTTGGGTTTGCGGCCCATGTCACCTTTCATGTCACCTGCTTCGAACTGATTAACGTCAGTGGGAGTCAGCAGCATGCCCAATGAATCAATGACCCACAGCACTTTCATGCGTTCTTCGTCTGGTAGTGCTTTGTAGTCTGTCATGAATGTGGAAATTGCCTTGGCCACGTCATCAATCATGCTCATGTTGAGCTTGAGCAACTTGTCTGGGCCTGTGTTGACCCCAAGTGCGTGTAGCCAAGATTCGTCAAGTGCGTTTTCTGTGTCAACAAGGATAACAAAGATGCCTTGATCTTGTGCGTTCTTTACAATGTTGCCACTGCAGATGTAGCTCTTGCCGGCCCCTGATTCACCAGCAAACACTGTTACTTTACCCAGTGGAATACCTTTGTCAAAGTCTCCTGAGATAAGATAATTCAATGCATAGTTGCCAGTGCTGATCCAGTCTGTGGGATCGTTAAATCCAATGCTGAGTCCCTGGATGCTTTTTGTGATGTCCTTGCGGAATTTTGAGATATCAAATGGTTTGCCCATGGTGTTTCCTTATGTTTTATAAATTGAAAAACTGTTGCCTGTTAACAGATTTTTAAAAATTATTGTACGATACTTTGTGAGATTTTCATAGAGATTTGGTATATTTCCAATATTTAAAAAGTTTCCAATTGGTTCTTTGTTGTGACTCTTACACCATGTTAAGTATTCACTGCTGTATCCAATTGTTTCAGATGGTTGTAGATTCAACGCTACGCTGCCTAACAGTTCATTGAATGAATTCTCATCGTTGCATTCAAGTGCATGGTCAAAGTTTACAAATTTATTGTACAATGTTCTACCTAGATGATTAAAAGGTATGCTTAGATTTGATATGTTGTTATTGAGAATGGTTTTTGGAAAGTGGTTATCTGCAATTTTGGTCCAGTTACTACTTACTTGATATTTTATGTTATGGAATAGTGATTCTATCATGTGTACGTGAGCACTATTTAACGAATCAAAAATATTTTTCTTCCCAATTTTTTCTATCACAACACCCAACGGCGGATTTTGAATGTCATCCGGAAATATATCATGTATTTGTTCTGCAATTCCAGTATAGTTAAATTGTTTTCTTTTTTTCTGTATATCATACGGTATTGATTGACTTTGCACCCATTGGGCGTGAATATGATTCAACAACTGTTGATCGAGATATCCTTCGGGATCACACACCTTAAATTCAGTATCTGTTAAATCGAACAACCATTCATTTATTTGTTGAATAGACAATCTGATTGCATCGATTTCTTTTGATATAGCCTTGCCCAAATTTTGACCTACTGGAAAAAATTTATTTAACCCTTGACAAGTCAATTGATCAATGTAAAAATCCAACACTTCTTGATTGACTGGATCAAAAGGAATAACATCACCAGAGTTGTTAAACACCAACAAATAGCTCATAAATTAGAACAGGGCCCGAAGGCCTTGTTGTTTTTAATTACTGCTTGGTTTGACGAGCACGGATCATGGCCAAGATGTCTTGGGCATTGCCACCAGCTGCTGATTTTGGAACAGCAACAGGTTCAACAGCAAAAGATTTTTCTGCTGCCGCAACATCATCGTCAAAGTCTGCAGGCGGTGCCGAACGTGCCGCTGGCTTGGCTGGTGTGTCATTTGCATCTCCGTGTCCATCTACTGTGAGTGAACCACCAGCAGGTGCGTTGACACCTGCTGGACGGAAGTACTGACCCCAGCGTTCGGTATCATACGGCTGTCCATCCACACTTGCTTCGAACATTTCCTTGATCACACGCAGTTCCACGTCGCCAGGACGCTTTGGCAAGAATGTGCTCAAGTCAAACAAACCATGTGCTTCCACAGCAGCCTGTTCAGTTTCGGTCAAGGCTGATTCCTTGCGAGCCCACTTTGATGTGTTGTAGTCAGCATAGCCACCCTTGGAGGTCTTGGCAATGCGGAAGTCCAGACCACGCAGAGTATCAGTTGGCAATTCTTCCAGTTCTGGATCCATCAAGGCTGCCTTGATCAGAGTAAACAACTGTGGGCCAATGATGAACTTGCGGATTGGATTGTCCGGAGTCTTGTCGTCGGCAATGGGGTTTTCGCGCACAAAGCCTTGAAAAATGTAACTGCGTTTCTTCCAGTACTTGCGACCCATGTCTTCCAGGCTCTTGTCCTTGAACCAGCCACGAACTTCGGCCAAGATTGGACAAGCATCGTTCCACATTTCCACGCAGGGTACCTGCACCATGACCTGTTTGGAGTCCATTTCGCCTTTGACGCCGTTGAATGGCAGTCGGATCATTTGACGTTCGATCCAGAAGAATGTGTTTTTGGAGTTGCCATCAGCCAGAAATCGAAGCGAGGCACTTTGTCCTTCTTCCATGTTCCAGTGTGGGTAAATTGATCGGTCTCCTCCGCCTTGGGAGTTGTTAGAACCTTTGTTTTCGGCTGCTGCCAAACGTGCGCGGATGTCTGCTAGTGATGCCATATTGTGTTGCCTTTCTTGTGCGTTAATATGATTTTAAAAAATTTAAGATTTACTTAAATGTTGCCTACAAGGTTATTTTAACACAGCCTGTCTGTGTTTCCTACCACTAACGGTAGAGAATTTTGCCTATCTAGTTGTTTACGGAAGTGTGTGCCACTACACACACTTCTTTGTTTTATTTATGTTATTTGATCAGTGCCAAGGATTTTATTCTTGCCAGAAGAGCATCACCATCGCGAGACTCGTAGTAGCTGCCAGTTTCTTTGGTTAGTTTGCGGCCAGTCATGGCACCACCAGTGCCTCCTGCTGCGCCGCCAATAAGCCCGCCTACTGGGCCGCCCATCGCAGTACCTGCTAAGGTGCCGGCTATACCACCGGCTGTTCCGCCAGCTAATTCACCTTTCCAACCTTCTGCTGTTTGTTGTTCACCTACTCCCCAATTTGAATCTTGATTAATCTTATTACCAACATTTTTATTTCCGGCGGTTGTAGCAATCTTATTACCAGCTATCCCCCCAAGTGCAAGGCCACCGAGCGTGCCGATGCTACTTCGGTCGCCAATGTAATTGCCTGCAAGAGCACCAATGGCAGCACCAGTAGTTGCTCCTAATATTTTTTCGCCAGGCGTGGTTATATCTTTTTCTTCTTCCATGGCGCATTCGGCCAGGCCGTGGTCGGGACAGTAGGCACCTTCTGACGTCATGTTGCATGAACCTTCGGCTACTGGAGTATCAAATCCGCTCATGACTTCAAATGTGGAGATTGGGTCAGCTTCGGGTAGATCACGCATGGCATGATTGCCGGTTCCAAGTTCTTGATCCAATCTATCAGTTATCCATTCGTATGGATCACCTGTGCGAGCTTTGGCAATGCCATATGGAATCTCTCCCTTGTCCGAATAGTAGTCATACAATGCATCGTAGAGATTGTCATCAAGATCATTACCTTGCTCAAATTGTGCAACTTCGTGTTTGAAACGGTTCAGTATGTGATCAATTGTTTCACCGGCTTCATCCAGCACACGGCTTTCGGCCACTGGGATACCAGCATACTTCAGCATGGTGTTGAGTTCTGTAGATTCTGCCACTGGTTCATCCTTTTTTGTCAATTGCGAAGCCATATTACCAAACGCACCTGCGCCACTTGAAGTTTCATCTTCTGGCTTGATTTCTTGGGCAACACCTGCTGAAATCAAATCGTTTGCGATAGAAGACATGACTTCTGCTGGACGAACAGATACTGCGTCATCCGGCAATTGTTCAAGCGCAGTTTCATAATCGCCGCCGTCCTTTTCAAACTTCCAAACAGCTGGTGGTACAATTTGGTCGGGTGCAGTATTTCTAACATGCCCCATGTATTCTATTACTTCTTTAGGAGACATAGAAACTCCAAACTCATCCTTCATCTTGGATGTTAGTATATTTCTTATCTTGTCACCAACAATAGGAAGTTTTAGCCCTAACAGAATAGTTGACAGCATTACTTTCCAACTTGGCAATTTTGCCATTGCTGCCCCGAAACCAGCAGCAGTCGTTGGGCCATCAGCACCTAGGTCTCGATTTCTATCAGGATCATTTAGAGCCTCTTCCCAGTCTTGTTCAGTTCTTAATATCCGGATGCTACCGCCACCTTGTTGTGGCCTTGGTCGATTCTGTGCAGCAACAGCAGCTGGGCGGTCACCGCTGGCCAAAGCTGGTGATGCTTGATACGGATCAGGCTGGCCTGCTGGTCTATTAACTGATCCAAAGGGTGTTTGTTGTGTGGTTCCGGCGCTGGCTATAGCAGCGGTGGCAGCAGACGAAGTTGCTGCTGTAAGTTTACCATCGTTGATTGCATCCAAGATGTGTTGTACCGTGGTTGTCATGCCGCTGCTGTTGCCAGTGGATGCGCCAGTTTGATTATTAAATGATGTTGCTGCCTGGCCAGCGCCAAAATGTTTCATCTCAATTTGACTTAATCGTTTTGCCATAGCAAAGCGTTGACTTGGCGCAACATCCAGCAACTCGTTTTTGACATGGTTTGACCATTCTTTGAAGTCGTCAGCTTCTGCTTTCCATTCGCCAGCTTCGTCTAGGGTAGCGGTAGGCGATGCCTTTTTCCACGATAATCTTTTACCATCGGGCAAAATTGCTAGCATAGGACTGTTAATTCCCATAGTTTTCTGAATTTGAGCATCGGGGTACTTGGCCATAACTGCCTTTTCCCATTGATCTTGTGTGCGGCCTTTAGAATCAACAGCATCGTTCTTAATAGTTTCGGGCGAAGTAGCAGAGCCTGCTGGATTCTGGGCCGATGGTGCTTTTTCAACATATGGATTTTTAATATTTGCAAAATGATAAGAAATCTTCATGGTGTCTTTTCCGCCGTTGGCAGCAATGTCTTCGGGATTTAAAAGTTTGAGTAAAAGTCCACTTTTGCCAAGCCTTCCGCCTATCTCTAGCACTTCAGCTTTGAAAACTTTACCACTTGCAGTTGCATCGTAATTTTGTGGAGAAAAGCCAATGATATCTCCAACTTCCGTTTGTTTTTGTGGAGCAGGCCGAGGACCAGGATTGGGTACTGGTGGCTTCCAATTGTCAGGTCGCGGTAGTCTGTCAAGGGCTTCTGATGTTGCTGCTTGCTTTGGCATTACGGTATAATGATTAAGATCAAGATCAATAGTGTCTTTGCCCTGGTCCTGAATCATGCGCTTGCTGTATATTTTAAGTGTAACTTTGCCCGGAGCAACGGCCAACACTGTTCCCGGCATTGGCATCATCTTTGATCTAGGATCACTATGACGCCACAAAACTTCATCACCTACTTGAGGTGTATAATCTGCAGCAGGCTGTGCTGCGGGAGTTGCAGCAAGTTTAACAGCAGCAGGATTACGTCTTGCATCCATTCTGGCTCTGACGTCATCTAATACACCTTCTCTTAATGGAATGCCAGCATACTTCAGTATGGTGTTGAGTTCTGCAGATTCTGTTACTGGCACTGGTGCTGTCGGTGCTGCCGGTGCTGCTGCAACAGGTTCAGCTGGCGCTGTTTGCGGTTCAGCAGGATTGCCGGGCACAGAGGGTTCGGGCATTTGAATGCCCAGTTCAGCCAGCCGATTCATAACTTCTGTATCGTTCCAGGCATTGGCTCTGGGATCTTTCTCAGCCAGTTCACTCAGTCGATCAAACAAGATATCATCACCCACCAAGTCATACAGTTGCTCTGTGGCATTGGTAGCATCAGGTCCCACAATCAGTTCGCGGCTCATGAGCTCTTTGAGCCGGTTCAATTGCTCAGGTGTTTCGGGCAAACTCCAGGTGCCCTCGGCCAGGTTGTTGATCCAGTTTTCAAAAATTTGTGCTTCTTTCATAGCGTTTCCTTGTTGTTGTATTCTGGCCAACAGCGGCAATGCTGCCTCAATTCGTGTGTCCAGGGTCTGTTCAATGAACAGTGTTTTGATATCTTCCACCAGATCTTGTTGTTCGTCAATGGTGGCAGGATGCCAAGTTTCAAAATACGCACTGTAACCACGAGGGCTTGCCATGCGTTTCATGTTTTCACGCAGACGTTTGTAGTAGGTCTGTGCTTCGGTCACCAGTTCAGCAGTGATACCTTCCAGTACACGGCCAGCGCTGGCACGATTGAATCTTGATAATGTGGCAATTTCATTCACTGTTTCAGTGATATGGCTGCCACGCACATCGTAAGGGAAGCCACCTTGACGCACATGTTCCAGCATGGCTCGAGCACCGGTTAGATTCTTGAACTGCAGTTTGAATCGTTGTGAATCAGCTGTTTCAATAAACAAGCTTTCTACATAACGATATCGAGCATCTGTTTCGCCCAGGGGTCGATTGTGTTGTATTACCAGCCGAGCCTGAGTGGGTTCGCCTGAGTAACTGACTTTTCGAGTACCGTAATATCCTTCAAACAGGCCTTCTTTGATGGCAGCAAGACCCTGCATGGTGTACTTGACTTGGTTGATGTTCTTGGGACTGTAGGTCCAACGTCGCATGTTGGCAAACTTGTGTAGGTGCTGCACAAAGTCAAAGAATTCGTTTTTATCGTTGCCTTCCATGCTACGCCCCAGATTGTCCCCGTAGAACACTTGCATTTCGTTTTCAGCATCCAGAATAATAACCATGGTGCCGTAGTCTTTGCCGCTGCTGCTCACATAGTCAAATGTAAAAATGTCGGCGTTTTCGGCATCAGTGGGGCGGCCTTCACGGTCCAGCAGTTCGGCCTGAAAGTCGCGGCTGGCCAACAGGTCATTTAATTGTACGGATATATTTTCTTGTGCCATAGTGTGTTATTTATGCGTTAGCCCATCACAGATATGAATGGGAATGGCTCTACAATAGAGTCTCCGTGATCTTTGAGGTGCGTGTCCAGTTCAGCATGATAGGTCTGCAGCATCATCAGCATGCGAACCGCTAGCAAACTGGCCATGACCAAGTCGTCAGTTTCGCCGGGCTTGGCAGCATAACTGGTGCCCAGTGCCACAAAGTTCTTGAGCTCACTGACCAGGGGTCTGCTGCGTATCTTCATACGACCAGATTCCACAAGAATTTTGAACTTGTTGCAGGCTGTGATTTTGCTTTTGTGAGTGGTGTTAAAGCCCTTGCGGAATCTGCGCCCTGAACTGCCTGTGACTGAGTTGTCGCTGAGAAAATAGCCTGGAATGTTTTCTTCCCCATATTCAGCAATGGAGATCAGTGCTGCTTCGCCCAGTGTGTTGTTTTCCACGGAGTAATAGATGCTTTTGTCATCCTTGGTAACTGCATGCAACTCTTTGATAATGTCTACCAAGATGCGTATCTGTGTGGGTATGTCAGTACGGTTGTGCCGCCATTCAGCCACCTGTTCAGTTGTGCCTGCTTCAAACACTTGTATAGCCGCAGGATCGCTGCCGGTGCCTAGGCTTGGGTCCAGAGCAACGATATACATAGAATCGGGCTTGGGTTCAGAATACCAGCGAACTTGGCCTAATTTACGCACAGGCTCTATACCTTCTATGTCCATCAGCTTGATAGGAGCAATCAAAGTCTCATCGTTGATCACAAACTCGCAGTCAATCTCTCGGCGAAAGCGTTCTTCGCCCAGTTGGGCCTGTTGCTCTGCTCCCCATTGGTCTCCACGTTCAGGATGCTCACGCCAATAGCTGCGAAACGCTCGAAATCCGTTGCTGCCCAGTTCAGTAGGATTGCCGTGCTCGTCTTCGGTCTTGTTGGCCCCTTTCCACAAGAACGCAAACTGATCTTCATCTGAGTTGGGGGTACTGGTAATAATGGCTTTACCACCTGTTGCCAAGGTAGGCGACATGGACGTCCAGAACTCTTTGGCAATGGTGGGCCTCACAAATGCAAATTCGTCAGCGTACAACAAGGAAATACTCATACCCCGGCCTGTGGTTTCTGTTGTGGTCTGCGATACAATGCGGCTTCCGTTGTCAAACTCCACAGATCCTTTGTTGTAGCTGGTACTGCCTGCCCGTATGTGATTGGGACACAGTTCATATGCATATCTGATACGCTGCATAATCTCCTGTGCACCTGTGTACTTGTGTGCAGCAATCAAGATTGTGGAATCCGGCACAAACATAGCATACCACAACAGATAGCCGGCTGCACTAGTTGACTTGCCTGTTTGTCGCGGCATTAGACTGATTGAAAATCGATAGTTGTGATAGGTATGGATCAGTCGTTTCTGATAATCATACGGATGATACAGCATCTTGCCTCGTGTGGGATGCTGGATATAAAAGAAGTTGTCCATGAAATACAGCGGCCCGGTCACAGGGTCAGCACAGGCAGCAAACTCTTGCAGTTCTTGTTCAGAGTAGAGTTCTTGTCGATGCGGTGCTTTGACCAGCACTGTTTCTAAATTATTTTTGGGTGCAATCATTTAATATTTTATCCGCTATTCTTTTGTGTGCAATCGGGCCGCCGTGCATGTAGTCTCTAGCATAGCCAATTTTGTTTCTATCAACCTGCATGTAATCAGCAGCATGTTCAATTACACAAGGGATATTGTGCACATGGCACAATTGCTGTATAGCAAGACAGTTTTTAACTTGATTTATTTGTTGATTTTCTTCTATCAGAAACCAATGTTTTAAAAATTCATTTTGATAACCATCTGACAGCATAGGACGGGCCCCTGGTGTAAATATTTCGGCTGTCGTTAATGTTGAATCTGCAGAATAGTCCACCAATAATTCAAGACGTGCCGGGAACGGTGCCAGCATGGCCACTAACTGGGGCTTGAGTATTGGTATCCAATATTTTGCCAATCTAAAACAAGTATCAGCACTGTTACCGCCCCAGGCAAGATTTGCCACGTCTAGGTTGAGTTGTTGTCCAACTAGGCTGGACCACACCGCGTCTATCGGCAACCCAATTCCCATAGTGTAGCTACAACCCAAAGCAATCATGCAGTTGTCCAGGGTATCAAACTCCTGGCTTCTAAATCCGTCAGAGTTTATGTTGTAGGTAATTGCACCTGGTTGATCCCATCCCATACGAGCAAAGTATTCTTGATGCACAGTATCTTGCATCAACTTTTCGTAATTTTCTTTTGAATCTGTAGGCAGCCATTCAAGACTTTTTCCGGCGTCACCAAGCCCTGAGTGCCACGGCGGCGCATTAATTATTTGCATAGTTTCTCCAGTTCGGGCCATAACTGAGCAAACTGTCCTTGTTGATTCTTGTGATACAGGTGTTCTATTTTATGCACATGTTGTGCCAAGGCCGACCTTAGGTCATCATTGTTGTGCTGAGCATGTAGCACATTTTCAAAAAACTCATGTTCAGTGGGCAAGCAGATGTTGCGATTCAACAAGATCTTGATCTCACTGCGGGCCATGGCCATAACATCTGCTCCTAGTCTGCTGGGATCCAGGCATTCAGGCTGATACAGACTTTGCCAATGTATTGCAAGGTCACGTGATCTAGCAAACTCATGAAACTCCTGTAGTCGTGAAGCATTGTAAATATTGTACACAGCATGTATGCCTCCCCAGTGTCCTTGAGACGTCATTAGCTGTTGTATACGATCAAGATTGCGCAACAACAAGTCCCAGTTGGCACCATGCCTTACATATTCAAATCGAGATTCCACGTTGTCAAAACTGATGCTCCACCCTACTTTTTTGCGTTGAGCCAGCTTTTGAAATATCCGGTTGTTGTCTAATTCTACACTGCCATTGGTAATCAAGGTTACTACACAATCTTCAGGAATCACGTCCAGCAAGCGTTCGTTTTCAGGCAACAACAAAGGCTCGCCGCCTACCAAAGCAACTTCTCGAATATTCTCCTGATGTTGAGCCAAGTAGTCGCAGACTGATTCATAATAGGGCCGAGCCCCACTAGCAACAGACAGTTGTTTGAGGGCGGCCCACTTTGAACTGCAGGCTTCAGCACAGTAATTGCAGGAAAGATTGCAGGTGGTATTCCAACGTATGTCCACCAGCACTGGATGATGTTCTGTCAAGCTGGCTGTAGCAGGATCAAATTCAGGATTTAGGTTGTTGTGCCAATCTCGTTCACTTCGGCCGTAACGTTCGGCCTGCACACAGTTGTAGCAGTAGGCATGTGATTCCCCGCGTCGTATGCTTTGACGTATGTCTTGCATCGCAGGGCTGTGCAAGATTTCCGCAATAGTGCTGGAGTTGAGATTGCCCAGCATGTTGGGATCGCCTGCACAACAGGTTTTAACATCTCCTCGAGGATTGATGTGTAGGCCGCGCCAGGGTGCAGCACAAAAGAAATTGGATGCCATTGGGTATTTAAGTCAGTTGATTTCTTTTTGAAATTTAAAATACCAGCGATTGTACCACGGACTGGCTGTTCGAGCCTGTAGAATTTTGTGTTGTGCATCTGATTCAATGTTTTTACCGTACCATTTGGCATTGTGATCAATTTGGTCCAGAAACTGATTGCGGTAGTCAGCAGCAACAGATTCAGTATCCAAAGTGGAACATATATGAATTATAGGCTCAATGTCAGTGCTTTCGGCATGCTGTTCAAAAAATCTAGGAGCAAACCCAAAAGCTTCCAACAATTGATATCCTGACTCGCCCATGTATGCAGTCCAACAACAATTGGCCACTATGGCCTTGGGTGTTTTTTCTGATATCATGGTGCGATCGCCTGGTTCTGTTTCGGTCACTATAGTGATAGCAGTGTGCCAGGCAGGATGATCTACAGTGTTGACATCGTTGGGAAAACCGTCAGGGTTGGTAGCAATTTGCGGAGGGTATTGTCTCAACAAATGATTTACTTGCTGCGTGTGTTGCAACCATCCGTCAACATTGGTATAACTAGCGAGATCATATGGGCTAGCAAAACTAACACTGTATATATCTCTGTCTTGATCCAACAACCTTTGGCTCAACAAGTTGTGCATCAGCCAAGGACGATGCGGAGTGTTTTGTCTGTTCAAGCAGCCAATGCGTTTGTTTCTAGCACGAGGTGTTAACCTACCAAAATTATAAAAAAAGAAACAAGGAAAATACACAATTCCCGGGATCTCAGCAAAATAATGATCACACTTGCTAGACAAAAAAACTGGGTCTGACGCTGGGTGGTGATTTTTTATTAAATCCAACAAACACAAGATATCGCTGTTGCTGATTTTAACAGGGTCGTAACTGTGATCAATAAAAAATCTATATCCCAACGGGAGTTGCTTTACTTGATGTTCCCAAGAATCAAAATCAACAGATTCAGAACGCGGTAGGCTGGTGTGTATTATTGCACTGCCTTCGGGTAGTATCAAAAAAACGAATGCAGCGTCATGAGGCAACACTGCGTAGGGTGTTGTTAAATCAAACGCTATTGGTGTGTTCAGTTGCACCAGCTGACTTTGGCATCGCCGTAGTATTCACGGGCCAGGCCATTGACAATGAGACCCTGACGAATGCTTTGTCCGTCTACCAAGATATCTCCCAAGATACGGCCACCAAACTTATCCCATCCATAGATAATAACTTGATGTTTTTTAGATCCTGTAATGGCTTGGGTTGTAAATTTACTCGCCACGAGTGCTTGTTCATTTTCTCGGGGACATTGGGCACGATGTCCTTTTTCGGGCGTGTCAACTCCAAAGATTCTAACAGCCAGTTCTGGTTTGAGCGGAGCAGGTAAAAAGGGGGCGGCGATCACAATAGTGTCGCCATCACTCACTCTAATAATTTGTGCATCATACACCACGCCTTTGGGCGTTTTTTGTGCAACGGCCAGCACAGGTAATACAAGTAAGAGTAGGAAGAGTTTTTTCATATTAATATTAAGTGTAGTAAACAATTTCACCTGTGGTGGGATTGTATGCCATTTGATAGAAGCCTGCAGGTAATCCACTGGATCCACCGTTGCGCACAGGCTTCACTGTGAATGTGTTGGCAGTGGTTTGATTTAATGGACCGCCCATGGCGTTTAGAATAATTGAGTTGTTGGCTTGATTGACGTCACCAGCATTAGATCCAATTGCTATAGAATATGTTCCTTGGCTTGAGTTACCAGCAAATGCTCCTATGGCTATTGAACTATTACCTTGTGAAGTTATTCCAGCACCCACTCCGACTGCTACTGTTCGCTCGCCTTGTGCTGAATTACCAGCATACGATCCTATGGCCACTGCTGAAGGACCTTGATTGGAGAATCCAGCTCGTTGCCCCACTGCTACTGATTGGATACCTTGTGTGGTTTGTCCGGCGGTGTCTCCAACTGCTACAGAATACGCACCTTGTGTGGTTTCCCCAGCTTGCCTACCAACAGCAACTGATTGAGTGCCTTGTGTGGTTGCGCCAGCACCAACGCCAATGGCCACTGTAACATTGCCTTGTGCAGACAATCCAGCATACGCTCCAATGGCTACTGATTGGATGCCTTGTGTGGTTTGGCCAGTATATAATCCAATGGCTACTGATTGTGTGCCTTGAGTATTTTCGCCTGCACTGTGGCCAATGGCCACTGCGTCGTCACCTTGCAAAGCAACACCGCCACCGGCATTTTGTCCAATTGCCACTGCTGTTGATCCTTGGGTGGCGCCAGCATTTTGTCCAATTGCAACACTTTGATTACCTTGATTGGTCAAACCAGCACCTTGGCCAATGGCCACAGAACTTATGCCTTGACCAGTATAACCAGCATTGTTACCAATGGCCACTGCTGAGACGCTTTGTACTTCGTTGCCAGCATATTGACCTATGGCCACAGCGTCAGTGCCTTGTGTGGTTTGGCCACTACTGAGTCCAATGGCCACTGATCGAGCACCTTGCAAAGTTGTTGCAGTAAATGCACCAATAGCCACGCCGTACTGGCCTTGAGCATCAAATCCAGTTGAGACACCAATGGCCACAGCACTCGAGCCTTGGGTGGTGTTGGCCCCGGCGTTTTG